GATGTCCAGATGGATTTGCTTGTGGAGGTATACAGAATGGTACATGTACTCCATCAGATTGTAATCCACCAGAACCTTGCTCAACTGATGATATTGGAGATTGGGATGACAGAGGAAATTGTGCTACAGATACAGAATTTGTTATCAAATCTTGGTCTAATATATTTTGGGATACAAGGCAAGATAATATCAAATGTGATTGTTTATCTTCTCCCTTAAAAAATATTAAAGTAACCATAAATAATCAAGAAATACATTTACCAATTTTATGTGATGGAAAATGTGATGATTTTGAAATAGTAGACTAAAATGAGCGTTCAATTCAGATCTAGAATTAAATCAGCACTAGACTATTCAGATAAACTGAATAGTTATGGTGTATGCTGTGATAAATCTGGAGGTAAAGATTATAAATCATTTTATGAATGCTTTACTGAAGGTGGATTCTATGTTGCTGGAGTTTCTGGATCATTAGATTCTGTTCAATGTCCACAACCAGATATTCGTTTGGGATGTTGCTGTGCTTGCTCATATGTCGATTCTGGTGGATTTGAACTAATGGCAACATATCCACCAACAAACCCATATTTAGCATCTGGCATAAGAAATAATGTTACCAAATGTGAATGTGATCGTTTAGGAGGAAAATGGACTGAGAATCCATGTCCATCTTCTCTAACACCTGATAATCTTAATCAATATTGTGTTCAAATTATTTCAGAAATTAATATTGATGCAAGATATCCAAGAGCATGTTGCCATCTTGGTTTTGATCCTGTAACTGGATTTCCAATTGGTGTTCAATGTACAGATGTTTGTACATCTGCTGATTGTTTAGCACTTTCGACTGAAGATTATCCTTCTTCTTTTGATACTGAAAAACGATGTCGAGTTCCTTTAACTACTACCACTATTGGTACTGCAAATTGTTCACAAAATGCTTTACTTTTAATGTCAACTGGATCACAATTATATGATGGTATGAATCTTGAAGTTGGATCTTGCTTTACCTTACAAGAAAATTCTGAAGGTGACTTCGAATATGATTGTACTCTAGGACCAGAAATCCTTTGTAGTGAATATTGGGTTGCTCCTCAAGATTCTAATGAAATTTATTGTGATAATAAACTTGCTCCAATAAATCCAACAAGAATAAATGGAAAGTATTCAGTACAAACCATGACTGAAACTGCATTTGATTTATTGGGATTAGAACCAGGAGATTCATATCAAGGTGGAATTTATATTGGAAAATTTAAACCATCTTTATTCAATCCAGTAAGTTCAGAAGTATATGGGAATATCAACTTTGATACACCATCGCTTGGAACATTCACATCAGATGATATAGGAAACAATCATAAACAATGGGCAATTATAGTTGATACATTGACATATGAAGTTCCATTCTTAAATTTAAGTGAACCAGATTTACATGTTCCAACATCTTTATGGGATGGTTACTATAATACTTACGGCAATGACGCATTTGATGGTCTACAAACAAGTTTAATGAATACAATCAAGTATCAAAATAGAAAAGGATTCATTGATTTCTATCTGCCATCAATCTATGAATTGTATTTTTATGCTGCGTATTTGAAAACAAACAACTTATCGCTAAATAAGACTATTTTAACTTCTTCTGCTTTTAATTTTAAATATACAAATATTGGTAAAAATCAAACCACAATTAATGGACAAAGATTTGTATATGGTCAAATTTTAGATTCAGCATCTTCTGATAATTATAAAACTGTATTAATTAATAAATATACAAAACAAACAGCATTGTTTTTCCGTAAAATTGTGTTAGAATGATGAGGTGATTTATGGGTTGTTCTTGTAACAAAAATAAAGGTACATCTATGCCTAGTGAAAATATTCAAAATGAACAAAACAATAGCGTTGAATTTCGTAAATCAGATGTAAAGCAACCTACAGGTATTAAGCAAAAGTTAAACATGATTCAGACTTTTGCTTCTGCAATTACATCTCGCGGTCTTAATAATGAAAAGGTTACAAAACCAATTAAGCAGTTACGTGTTCTTTCCTGTTTTGGAAATCAACAACAGGGTGGTGTTCTTCCTCCATGTGAACATCTAAAGAATAGTAAGACTGACGGTAAATTCTACTGTGGTGGATGTGGTTGTGGTGATAAGGCAGCGACTTGGTTGGTTTCTGATGGTGATGCTTATAGCAAGTTAGATTATCCACGTTTGTCATGTCCACTACAGATGCCTGGTTTTACAAATTACCAAGTATCAAAACCAGACGAAGGTGTTCCACCTGTAACTCGTAGATGGTACGTAGAACAGATGAATTACCAAGATATAGATAAAGTTCAAGTTACAACACATGAACCTCCTCTAAAACAACCAACAACAGAAAATAAGTAAAATTAAGAGAAGACTCTCCTTATAAATAAAATAAGGAGAGTTTTTTAATGCCAGCATCAGAACCAGACTCAAGAGAAACCTTAATCGAATATTGCTTACGAGCATTGGGTCATCCTGTAATTCAAATTAATGTTGACTCACAGCAATGTGAAGATCGACTTGATGAAGCATTACAATTTTTCACTGAACGACATTTTGATGGTGTTCAGAAAACTTATTTTAAATATCCTCTAACACAAACGGATATCGACCGTGGATATGTTGACATTAATGATATTGCTTCTCCAACAGGTGTCACCTCTGATTCTCCTACTGGTAAAGATATTGTAACTGTAGTTAAAGTTTTTAGATTTGGTCCATTGAGTGGCATCAATATGTTTGATGTTCGATATCAACTTGCACTCACAGACTACTTTGGAATTAATCGTGGACTTAATGGAAGTCAGCAAACTCCTCTTGCTGGTTATCAAACTACAATGTCATATATTAGTTTGTTAGAACAATTCTTTAGTCCAGAAAAATCAATTCGATTTAGCAAAGTAACTAGTAGAATTTATATTGATGCTATTAGTCAAGATATCACTGCTGGTCAGTATATTGTCATTGAAGCATATGCAATGTTAGATCCAGAAGAATATCCAAAGATTTATAATGACCGTCTTCTTAAGAGATATGTAACTGCACTTATTAAAAAACAATGGGGAGCAAACATGATGAAATATGATGGTGTTCAGTTACCAGGTGGCATTACATTCAAAGGTTCTCAAATATATGCAGAGGCAGTAGCAGAACTAAGAGAAATAGAAAATGAATTCTATTTATCGCATGAATTACCATCAGATTTTATGATCGGATAATCAATGGCAACAAATCCCTACTTCAAAGAATATCAAGGTGAAATAGATCTACTCCATGATCTTACCATAGAAACAATTAAAACTATGGGTAGGGATATGATATACCTACCAAGAGAATATTTTAATAGAGATCCAGTATTCGGAGAAGATGTAACTTCTAAGTTTAGAGAAGGTTATCCAATTGAAATGTATATTCAAAATGTGCAATCATTTGGAGGTGCTGGATACTTTATTAATAAGTTTGGTATAAACATACAAGATAAATTAACACTTCAAGTTTCAAGACGAAGATTTGAAGATGAAATTGTTTCTAAAGTTTCAACTATAAAAACTCCAAGAGAAGGAGATTTAATCTATTTTCCTTTTAATAAGAGTATATTTGAAATAAATTTTGTAGAAGATAAAGTTCCATTCTTCCAATTTGGAACATTGACGACATATACTCTAGCATGTGAATTGTTTACATATTCATTTGAAGATGTTGAAACAGAATATACAGAAATTGATGAAATTGCAGAATCCAGATCTTATAGTTTATACAGATTAAGTATTGGATCAGCACCTGTGACTGGAACTGCTCTATTTGGAAAAGGTGAGAGCATTTATCAAGTAAGTGGTATTACTGGAATAAATGCTCAATTCTTTCCGAAGACTGCTACTGCAACAATAAGCGATGTTGCTTCTGGATATCTTTTAGTTCGTGGAGTATCTGGAGCATTTGTACCAGGTGCAGTTCCAACACAAAGTGTTATTGGTCTTACAAGTGGAACTGAATATTATCTTACTGGTGTAATTGAAAGTAATATTATTCAACCAATAGATCCTGTAAGTGGTATTGCAGAAGTAGAAAATGATTACTATGCCACAGAAGCAAGAACAACTTTAAACTTTAATAGAGATAATCCATTCTCAGAGGAATGCACTTAATGTTTAGTCATACTCAAACATTTTATAATAAATCAATTAGAAATATTGTTATAGCATTTGGTTCATTATTTGAATCAATCTATATTATTCGAAATGATGAGAATGGTGTTGAAGATAAGAAAATTCGAGTTCCATTTGAGTATGGAAATAAAGAAAAATTTATCTGGTCGCTCACAAAAGAAACAACTGGTAGAATTCAAATTACTCTTCCTCGAATGGGATTTGAGTTAACAAATATAGTTTATGATCCAACAAGAAAATCAAATAGATTAAATTTAAAAACATCTTATGTAAATGGAGTTTATAAAAAAGTATTTTCAGAAGTTCCATACAATATTGGATTTTCTGTTTATGTTTTTACCCGTCATATGGATGATATGTTACAAATAGTGGAACAGATTCTTCCATACTTTGCACCTGAATTTAATATAACAATTAAAATGAATGATGTACATCAAGAAGTTGATGTTCCAATTATTTTAAATGGTGTTTCGATCAATGAAGATTTTGAAGGAAATCTTGAAACAAGAAGATCTCTTATTGGAGTTTTAGATTTTACTGTAAAGATGAATGTATATCCAGAAATTTGTGGATCTACTGGTGGAATTATTGAAAGAAGTGATGTTAACTTCTATGAAAAATCATGCATTGGTCCAGGAAATTATGTCGGAGATATTGGTTATACTGGCGACAGCGTTACTGGATCCATAACAGGTGTAACAGGAGATTGGTCGCCATGAACAAAAAAGCAGAAGATAAAATATCTGAAGCACTTAATGTTGAATTTGTTCCAGATAAATCAATTCAAAAAGCAGAAAAAGTTATTAAAGAAGTACAGATTAAACGAAAGGATCAAGTTAGACACGATTTCAATGCTGCAAGACAGAATATGAAAGATCTTATTAGTACAGGATTTAATGCTATTGACGGAATTATGAAGGTTGCCGATGCTGGTGATTCTCCAAGAGCATATGAAGTTGCTTCTATTTTGATTAAGACTGTTAGTGAACTTAATAATGATTTAATGGATTTACATAAGAAAAAAACAGATGCATTAAATGGTACTAAAGTTGTAAAAAATACAACAAATAATTCTATCTTTGTTGGATCAACCAAAGATCTTCAAAACATTATCAATCAATCACGAAGTCAATTGAAATCTTTAAATAATGAAGAGGAAGCATGACATCAAGAAAAAATGATGGATATCTAGGAAATCCCAACCTAAAACCTGTAGGAGTCCAGCAACAGTTTACTCCAGATCAGGTTCAGGAATATATCAAATGCGCTCACGACCCTTTATACTTTATTAAAAAATATGTAAAGAT